AAGGTAACACTCAATACAGCTCAAGTCCTCAATGATGTTGGCGGTTATTCGTTCAACAAGTTACCACTATCAGAAATTGAAAAGAAATGGCAAAACGCAACTGCCGAAAGCCTACTCAATTCGGGTATCAACGAAAACTTTAAACGACCAATACTAAAAATACTTGATGAAACCATTAGCTATGGTGGTTCTATTGAATCAGCTAAAAAGTCATTGACAGAGTTTGTTGCAGGTGGTAATGATTCAAGTGGCAAACTACATTCATACTTAACTCAAACAGCTAGAGATTCAGTAGGTCAATTACAAGGTCAACAATTCCAAAGTATATCAGCTAACATTGAAACCGCTGGTGTGCGATATGTTGGTGGTTTACTTAAAGATTCACGAGGTCAATGTACGCATTGGGTACGTGACTTAAAAGGATTCATTGCGTGGGATAAACTAGATGAAGAAATAAGACTAGCTTATAAGAATGAGAAGTTAAAGAAAGTGGATGATGGGGTACATCGATGGGGCGGTATGATGCCAAATACGAATAAGACAAACTTTGTAGTTAAGAGGGGCGGGTTTAATTGCACCCATACTGCTATTCCTGTAAGAAAGAAGCCTTAGATAAATGTTGTACCCATTGTAGCGTAGGCTGGTATTTCTTTTTTCCTTTCCAACCACTCATGCAATATAGCAACTACAACTTCACTTTTCACAAAGTCTTTACCTTGTAGTAATAATTCAGCACGTTTGATATTTATTGCCTCATTGCATTTATCATCCATGTTTTGAATCAAGATAGCTTTTGCCATATTACGATTAATTATTTATAATTACAAAGGTAGTAATTTAATTATAATATACTAATTTATCTTTACACTATAATTATGGCACGACCTAAAAAAAATATTGACTTAGTACCGACCATTGAGCCTAAAATAGAACAAACTATCGAGGTTATAAATGAGGTACAGGCATTAACTCCAACCATCGAAGAAGTTAAACCTGTAAAACTACAAGGTAATGTTTTAATCCATACCGACAAAGTAAAACTTTTGAAGAACGGAAAGATAATCGCTATGGCAGTCGATAGAAAGTTTGCAGAGCGTAAATGTGCCGAAAATCCTAACTTATCAATACTATAAAAATGGCTGACGAATTAGAATTAAATATAGAACAAGAAGAAGTTGCACCAGTTGTAGAAGCTAAGGTAACAAACCCAATTAAAGCAGGGTGGTTAACTATTCGACATAAGACTAAAAAAGGTGGGGACATAATCGTGAACGCAAAACAATACGGACATTTATACAAAGAATCAGATTGGGAAGTAATCGAATCAAAAAAAAAATAACTTTCTTTAACAACGGAAAACAAATAACAACAGGCGGTTGCGCTAACTGTGGGAAATAGTAAAACTAAACTAAAATATATGTCAAAAAACATTGAAAATTTATTGAAGGCATTGGGAATTGAAGACGTGACTGAATTATCAGCGTCTTTGTTAAGCGATGAAGAAAATCCTGAAACATTGGATGCTATCTTGAAATCTGCTCAAAGCTATTCAAAGCCTTTTATTGAATCGGAATTAAGTGGAAAGTTTAATGAAGAAAGAAAATCGTTGAAAGGTAAATACTTGAAAGAAGGCTTACTAAAAGCAAATAAGGCTTTCGGTGGTGCGTTGACTAACAAAGAAATTGACGATGTATTGAACGATCCTGCAAACGATGGTAAAACCTATGACGTTGCTATTGAATTATTAAAAACGAAAGTATCAAATAAGCTAGGTACAAGCGAACATGAATTGCAAAAGATGTTAGATACTGCCAATGGTAAAATCCTTGAGTATGAAACTAAGTTGCCAGAATTGGAAACTAAGTATAAAAACGAAGCAACTGAAGCTATCAATAAGTTCAAACTAGATGGCGTAATAACTGAAAAACTTTTGAAAGTCCTAGATGGCAAAACGTCTATTGCACCAACAGCAGTTGCGGAGTTAATACGTGGTCAACTATCTAACAAGGCTTTACTACGTTTGAAAGAAGATGGTAACATTGGACTTTATGACTTAGTGAATACCGATACGCCACTCAAGAAAAACGATACAACCTTGCAAACATTTGAAGGCTTAGTAGATGATTTAGTTGAGAACTTTGGATTAGGTAAGAAATCAAATGGAACGGAAACAAGACAAGCAACAACAACGACAACTCAACAAAACGATAAAATACAAACAGGTGCAACAGGATTAGCAGCGAAGTTAGCTAGTGTAGTCGCATCATAATGATACTTGCAACCCTTTGCGATGGGTAATCGCTAACAACAAAAAACAACTTGGATTTTCAAAGTTTTATCCTATTTAAAAAAACTAAACTTTTTCTTATTTGGTCTGTACAAACCTATTTTAATTGTTACATATTTATAACTCTTAAAAATTAAAACAAATGGCAAATAATTGCACTTTGAACGTACAGGAAAAATTAAACAACCTGTATCGTTTATCAAGATTTCAAGCACCAACAGGAGCTTTAGAAATGGCTTACTCAGCACAAAACGGAGCTGAAGTACAAGCTAAAATGATTCAAGCGAATGGTAAAACTTCGCAATATTCTATAACTTATGCAGCGCCACAATGCGATACACCTATTGACTGCGGTTCTTTTGATTGCGCTGGGGCTGGTACTGATTCAGGAACTTTAACAACTTGCTTAACTTTCAATTCATTCGATTGTAAGTCAATGCCTGTTTGGAAGAACTTACCTATTACGTCTTTACGTGATTTGGGTAGTTTAGAAGTTCAAGACGTTTTCGCCTCTGCAATTTGGGATCAAATGCAGAAAATTAAAAACGCTATTGACGTTGATGTAGTTACTACTCTATGTACTGATGCTGGTTGTGTTGCAACTGGTGTTGATACTAAGACTTACAAACTATTGAACGCATTAGGCGGTCCAAACTTCAATGTTGATTACGACATCTTATCTGATTTTGCGGATGCAGGATTCAGCGGTGTTAGTCCATTGCTGTTGGGTAATCGTATTGTAAAAAAATATTCTCGTGGAATTAATGCAGGTGGTGTTGGTGATGCAGGTGTGAACTTGTCTATTGCTGATCGCTTTAGTTCATTCTATGATAAGAATATTGTTGCTGCGAATTGCGCACCTACAACCGAAGGTAATGAGGTTATGTTAGCTGCGTTGCCAGGCATCGTGAACGTATTGTCATGGTCTAAAAATGCTGGTATGTTTGCATCTCGTAACTCACCGCAAAGATGGGATTCAGTAGACCCTAGTTCGTTGATTCGTGAAGGTGAATCGTTTTTACATACAGTAGTAGAAGACCCTGCAACTGGTCATTTATTTGACTTAGATTTGGTTTATGAACCAAAATGTCAAAAATGGCAGTATCGTTTAGGTTCTTACTACAAGACATTGTTATTGCCTGTACAAGGTTGTAATGATTCATGTTTCAATGGTGTCGTTAAATATGACGTTTGCCCTGAAGCTACTGTAACTTGTGATTAGTCTGATTAATAATGGGGAGGCTAATAACCTCCCTTTTTTAAATTTACCAAATGAATTGTTTAGAAAATATTATAGGCATTAAGGCTCAATGCGATGGTGCTGATACGGAATCGTTAAGCGGTTATTTCATAACTGATTACCCTGGCATAACTATACAAAGCGCATCAAACTACAATGATGAAAACACTATTACAGGGTTTAATTATCTTGTTGATTTGCGTAGACGTGCGATGCTTAGATTAAACAACGATATACAAGCGTTTATAGCTTCTAATTATCGAGTGAATACGATACCATCAAACTTATGGAGTACGGGCAATTATGGCACTACTACAATAAGTGCAGGTACAAGCGGTCAACGTCGAGGATTAGTTATTTATAAACAAAATCCTAAATGTAGATTTAAAAAAATAGTCATTACGAAGGTTAGAGTTTACTCGAATTATACAGGTGATGTTACATTGAAAATAGCTGATACAAGCGGAGTTACTTATAACCCTATTGTTAGTTTGATAGCAGGTGAAATAAGTGAATTTAATTTGAATCTTACTATCGAAGGTAATGAAGTACAAATTACATTACCTAGTGATATTTCGGTTTACACCAATACGCCTTCATGTGGCGTTGGTTGTAGTGGTACATTGAAAAATGATTGTGTACGTGTGAATGGGTTAAACAACTCAACAACGAATACTACTGAGGCTTATGGCATTGATGTGAGTACGATATGCAAATGTGATTTATCAACATTGATTTGCGACATGGCAACAACTAATTTAATCGGGCAAAGTGCCTATGAATTATGTGGTGCAATGTTTTATGATGAAATGATAAAAAACCATCGTTTGAACTATTTAACTATTTACAAAGGTGAAGAACTAGCACAACAAGCACAAGCAGGATTTGCTACCTACAATGGCTATTTGACCAATGCAATGAATGGTATGCGGTCGTTCTTAGTCAACAACGATGGAGGCTGTAAATGTGTTGACTGCTCGGGCGTTCAACTTAAAACTAACGTATAATGGGTTTTGAAGTTCTATCGGAAAGATTAGCAGAAATAGCAAGGAATTTAGATGACCAATTTCCTACTACTATTGCTATGCAGTCGATGATAGAAGTAGAAGCGGAGTTTAAAGATAGAGTGTTTGCGAAAGGCTTGAAAACTGATGGTAGTCCGATAGGTACTTACTCAACTAAACCTAGCTACTACGATAAAGATTCATTCATTCGTAAAGCCTCATTCAAGCCTCAAGGTAAGGTTAATAAAGGTAAGTTTAAGAATGGTAATCAACGCAAATCAATGTACTTAGCTCAAGGTTATAATCAATTTAGAGATATACAAGGTCGTGAAACACCAAACATTAATTTAAAATATTCGGGAAGTGAAGAACGTGCGTTAAGAGTTTATAAGTTTGGTAGTGAAGTCCTATTTGGGAACGCTGATAAAACCGAACATGTAAAAATAGAAAGTCAAGATGATAAATATGGTACTATATTTTCATTGAGTGTTGCGGAGGGTGAATTTTTAAAACAAGCTATTGTTGACAAGGCTATAATTGTTGCTAAAAAATGAACATACTAGACAAAATAAAAACAGATTTACTAACTAATTACCCTCAATACAATGATGGGTATGCCAATGTATCTAAACCATCGGGAACGGAAATAGTAATGGATGAAAACGGGAACTACTCGGGGATTTCAGATAACAAAGGAAACTATTTTTACATACGAGATTTAAAAGAGGCTACATATAGACCATTTAATAGATCATGTAGAGTGTTATCATACGAAAAAACAAGTACTTATAGAATCGTATCTATAACAAGCGGATTAAACGAAGATGAATTGCAACTAGCTTTACTAACTGCTATCAGTGAAAATGGATGTGTAGTGAGTAGGTCAGTTAGTAGTAAGACACAAGTATTTTTTGAAGAAACAGGTACAAGAAATATAACGGATTCATTTAAAAATGTATCTTTGCTTTTGCTGGACTTCGAGCAAACAAGTTTGATTTCTGCAAAGAATTGTAAAACCTTAAATTGTGAATGCTAATGTGTTGTGAAAATCCACCGATAGACTTAGGATGTGTAGGTAGTTGCGATCCTATCATTACTAATGTAGTGTCTAATTGTGCAACATCATTTACAATGGTATTTGAGTTTAATAATACATTAATAACAAGACCTTTATCTTATACAGGCACAGGGTACGTATCTATTCCTCCAGGTATATTCCCAGAAAATTCAGTCGTTAATTTTAAATTATTTGATTCGGCGGGCGTTTTTATAAATTGTTTTGTTGTTCGTATTAATGTTGGTATGATTATGACTTACCCAGCAGGGGAAGAACTAACATCGAGAATATTATTGACTAAAGAATTATGTCAAGAAGGTTTACCAAATTCCATTTTACCTGTTACGGTTGATGTTTTATTTAATGATATTACTTTGCTTCAAGTAGGAAGTTTATTCACGATAGAACAAAACTATATTAGTGGTGGGGTTATACCATACGCAATTACCGCTGTTTCTAATGGTATAAATGTTATCGGGGATATGATAGTATTACAAAATATAGAAGATATTGGAGGGAATAATGTAAGACTTGAGATTAACTACGTCATCCCCAACTGCTCACACGAATTTAGATTATACTTATCTGTGGTTTGTTTTGGTTTAGTTCCAGATGGTGTATCACTAGGTATTCAAACACCATCAAATGATTTAATAAATTAAAAAAAATGGCAACTAACAACATATTATTATTTTTGATGCTTTCGGTTGGTGCAAGTGGATTAGGTTCGTTATATCTTCACTTGATTAAGCCTATGCAACTATTGTCATTCATGCAAAAGCCTTTGGACTATTTCAAGGATAAAAACGTATTCATGTACAAGTCATTAGGAGGTTGTAAAATTTGCACAATTCAACGATTCGCGGATGTTATATTCATAGCTTATGCTTTACTTACTAACATTAATATATGGCTTGTATTGCCTTTATATTGCGTTTTTGGTGGCTTAGTATTCTATGCTACATCATTAAACGAAAAGTCGGTTAACCCTATTGTTAATTCACAAAAATTAGAGTTATAATGTTTATACAAACGATACCAAACGGAACGGATTTAGTTCATCTTACATACGCATCAAAGTACTATGTAGGGGTGCTAACGACAGCAGGGACGACATTCACCCAAAATAGAGTGTCAATAACGTCTGGTGTATCAGCAGTTACAGCTTATAGGTCCTCAGTCGCATTCGACATGGTAGGTGATCAATCGGATGTGATAGTCGATAATCTATTCAACGTTTACTATGCTTGTACATCATTCAGACAAAATACAACAACATTACCATAATGCCTACATATACTAACATAGCAACATTAAAAGTATTAACTCAAGAGGAGTTTAGCGCATTGGTTTGTACTAAGGATTTCACGTGTTGCAATTATTCAGATTCGGTTTGGTTTACGAATAACGAAGCTAAAAATGAGTATGAATGGCAACAATTTTTTTTGGCTAATAATTTGTGTAGCGATGGTAACGCACCAGTAAACACAGTCTTACCTTCAATAACAGGAAATTTAGCGGTTGGTCAAACGTTGACGTATGTTGCAGGTACATGGACTGCTGATTTGCCTATAACTATAACATGGGTATGGAAATCTAATGGCGTAACAGTTCAAACAGGCGGAGCAACGTATGTGCCAATAACAAGTGATGCAGGTAAGACGATTACAATAGTAGAAACCGCTAGTGATGATGATGGTAGTGCGAACGCAACGAGTGCAGGTAGTTATATTTTAGACGCTGATTACTACGCTGTATTAGCTAGAGGGACTACACTAGGCTATACTTTGCCCGATGCTACATTACAAGTTAAGCAAAACGCAACAGTAATAAGTTTGAAAAGTGCAGGTATATGGACTAAGTTAGACATACTTTATTTGTTTGCCACCAACAACAGCAACATGGCTACGTTGAATTTCAAAGCACCTAGTTCACATCAAGTTACATTGGTTAATTCACCATCATTTACAGTTAGTCAAGGATTTAAGGGTAACGCATCTACATCGTATTTGAATACGAATTTTAACCCTGCAACAAGCGGAGTTCAATATACATTGAATAACGCCTCAAGATTCATTTATTTGAAAACTGCATTTGTAACTCCTACGATGTATATATTGGATAATGTATTGGGAGTATCGCAAAATTCACTACAAAACAGAAACGCTAACGACCACAAAATAAATCAATCAGGTAATGTAATATCTTCAAATGCTGATTTAAGTGGTGCAGGTTTGAAGGTAATCAATAGAACGTCATCAACAAACGTTGAGATTTTTAATGGTTCAACTCAATTAAGCAGAACAGCAACAAGCACAAGTATCAACAGTGGTAATCAATATGTTATCCCTAGTGGATGCGATGCGTGTGCTTCTGTCTATGCTATGGGTGCTTCGCTAGTTGCTGAAAATGCTCAGTTAAAAATAATATTAGACAGTTATATAAATTCATTATAATGGCAATAGTACTACTAGCAACACAAGATATATTCGATAGATTAAATGGATATACCAATGGCAATTCATTGCTTGAATTTGTAAGTGATGCCAATGATAATTGGGTGGTAGCTGAGGAGGTGTTGAATGATGTTGCTTTTGCTGATATTCATCAAGAATTATCTACGTTAGACAAAATTGATTATGTACCAAAACAAATAGACTGAATAAGTACTAAGCGATTATTATTGACATGATAGACATTCCCGAAATAGCGACAGAAGGTATCAAATGGGTAGGCGGAGTCGCTGTTCCTTTTGTGATTCGACATATTTATACTAGCTACAAATCAACGAAAGATTTTAGAGAAGAATCATTGACCACTTTAAAAGGTTTAGTTACCGATGTGAAAGCTATAAAAAAAGACGTTCAGATACTTCAGATGATGCAGGAAAGTACGTTTGATATGAGTGGTACAGCATTATTCATATGTGATAGTAAAGGCTTATGTGTAGAGGTTAACGATGCCTTGTTAAGTATATTCAACACAACAGCCGACCAAATGTATGGCTATGGTTGGTTATCGTTTATTCATCCAGATGATGTTGATAGAGTAAAGAAAACATGGGAAATGGCTGTTAATAGCTATACAATCAAGATTACAGACCATTATAGAGTTGTAGATAAAGACACTTACAAGGTTATAAATGAGTGCCATTACAAAGCTATATTTCGTTACGACGCAGATAATAAACTAAATCGTGCTATTGGTAGCGTTTGGGTAGTTGGTGAAAAGGAAACAGCAGATGAAAAATTGACTTGCATATTCAATTTCATACAAGATTTGAAAGACACACCGACTATGAGAAAATTGAATCAAGAAATAAAAGAAAAAAGTAAAAAATAAAACTATGGCAAAGTTATCAATTAATAACACACATTTACCTGCGCCTTATTGGTTCAGACTTACAAAGAAAATAGTAAGTTGGGCATCGAATTTGACACTAGCAATTTTAGTACTTTACATTCCCGAAGATTCAAAAACATTACTTGTTTGTAAATTGATTCAAAGTGGTTCAATGGAGTTTTTTGATTTAATTCTAGCTGATGTTGAACAACCGAAAGACACTCCGACTGAATAAAAAAAAACCTCCCAATAAAGGGAGGCTAACATGAAACAACTAAACAAAACAGAGAGTTAATTATTTATTAGAACATAGGCATAAACCTGTGATTTATATTTATCACCATGAATAGACTTCGCTAGTCTTTCCATCGTTGAGTAAAACCTTTGCCATTGGTCGGGGTGTATAGTTTGGCAACCTTCACTAGATGTGCCTTTGTAACCTCCTTTGTGGATATTGATTCCAAACATTCCTGTATCAACCTTGCCTCCATCACGAGTAACAGTTACAACTCCAGCACGTTGACATATTGCAGGGTATTGAGCCGAACGACCACCATGAATATCAAACTTGTAAACACGCCACACACCTGGATTTAAAGATGCAATTCCTTTTCGATATGCCGATGGATCACAATTAGCATTGAAAGTATGAAATTCGTTATCAGTCATTATGATAATCGCATCATCGTATATAGACCTATCATTTACGCCTGTTTTACCCATTGAGTTCTTATAATAGCCTCGAATACCAATGATAAGTATTTCATCTTCTAACGCAGGATATAAAGGTTTTAACTTGTCGATTAGTTCTGGTCGTGTAATTTTTGGTTGTGTCATTTTTTTATCTTTATAAATGGTAAAATAATTCTAGCTATACGTGCGAGAAAGCGACCAATACGACCGCCTTTGGTAGTTGCTTTACTTAGATAGTATTCGTAAAGAATAGCTCGTAAAACGTTGCGTACTACATCGGGTTTGTAGCCATGTTGGTTGTAAGCGTTGTTGTAGGCTATATCGAAGTCTATATTAGCTTTGACGAATAGCGGTTTAAATTCTTCTCTGATTTGTTCGTACATTGGATTTAGCTTGTTGTATTGCAAATTTATAAATTAAAAAGGACATTCTACAACTTTTAACAATTCGACATGGCTATTTACTTTTGACTGAGCGATAAAATTACCTGCTATCCACCAACCTATTGAGCCACCATTGAGTGTTTTCTTAACTATTGTTCCTCGATGCGTATTGATTACCTTTTTGCAAGAGGTAATAGCATATTGAGGATGCGCTTTGAAAATCCATTTAATAGTATAAGTCTTTGATATTGTTATCATTGTAGTTTGGTTTTGTTATATATATAAGTTGTTGTGTGCAATACTACCGACCTGCAAACAATGACGGTTGCGACTGCTTAATTTCAATTCGTTTAATTGCTTTATCATAATATTCTTTGTTTAGTTCTGAACCTAAAAACCTTCTATTTTCTTCAATACAAGCTATTGCAGTTGTGCCACTTCCCATATAGCCATCAAATACTAAATCATTTTCATTTGAGTAGGTCTTAATCAGGTATCTAAAAATATCTATTGGCTTTTGAGTTGGGTGTATAAGGTTCGTTTTATCTGCATTGCTAAATTGAATAATGCTTGTAGGCTCTCTATATTCTAAATATTTGTCATCATAAGTAAACTTTCCATAACAGCTTTTCCCATCACCACCTACTTGTTTTTGACTTCCTTTGTCAATTCTTACCACATCTCTTTTTATCTTTTGTGGGTTGTATATTGTTTTTCCTCTACTAAAAACTAAAATATCTTCGTGCCTTCTTAATGGCATTATATTAGCGTTTAAATGTCCAGTAGATAATACTTTATCCCAAACTAAACTATACTTAAAATACTTTTTGTTACTTAATACTAATTCACTTGTTGCAGGTTGTGAGCAAGTAAAAATCCAGCACCCTTTTTCTGACATTACTCTATCCCATTCATTCCACATTTCGTTTAAGTTTGGTAAGTTATCCCATTCGTTTTGAGTTGTGCCATAAGGAATATCGGTAAGCATTAAATCAATACTTCCTTTTGGAATACGCTTTAAAGTTTCCATACAATCCTCATTGTAGATACGGTTCACTTCTAAAACCGTACTGCACACAACATCGGTTTGGCAAAATTGCCGTTCTGTACTACTATTTAACATTTTATCTTGATTTAAACATTTGTAATTCTAATGAAGTTTTGTGTTCGGCTACTTCGCCAAGCCGAAAAACGTTAGGTGCAATGCCAAGAGACCGCCTACCATAAACGAGCCTGACTGACAAATTCCTCATATCTTTTGTTTTGT